ACTAACCGTGGACATTATGTGACTCCGGGGAGGTTGACATCAACGAGAATCAGGTTGCCCGAGCCAGGAAGGACCTGGCGGTTCTTCAGGTGACCGATACCGGTGCAAACTTCGGTGCCCGCGCCAGCGGACGCGCCGGCGTCCGTGAACTTGCCTCGGTTCGTGGTCACGGTCGAAGACGAGTAAACGTTGGGGCTGCTGAAAGCGGACTGCGTAGTGCCCGACCACTCGGCGTAGATTCGTCCGCGCAAGAGCACGGGGACCATCTCACCGACCTGGTAGGGAAGACCGCCTTGACCGTAAGGCGTAATTCCGTAAGAGCCTTGGCCTTCGCGAGCGCTATTGAGGACCGACACGCCGAGGGTCGTAGTCGGAAGCGTTGACGAGGACGGCGTCTGCACTTGCTGGACGGACAGCCCGTCAGAGGCAATCATCACGGCGCGCCCGGGATTGATAACCTCGGCCGCGGGGAAGGACGCGATTTCGTTATAGGTGAGGTCCGCGAGCTGGCCCGGTTGGGCTGCATCCGGAACAAGATTCACGGCCGTTTGGCCGATGGCCAATGCCGAGTTCAAGACGGTCATTTATCTGCTCCTAGTACGCCGTGGCTCTTTTTCCACGCCGAGTGTGTTTTTTCGAGGGCGTCCGCACGAATCTGCGAAATTGATTTCACCTTCGGGGCTGCGTCTTCGCGCGCCGGGGGCGGGGCATGCACCGCGACAGCGGCGACCATCGAAGGGTGCGGCTGCGCCTTGTATACGGCCAGAAGGGTGTCTAGGGTCTCCTCCGACAGGGAGTCGGCTCGCTCGGCCAGTTCCGGCGTGCGCTTGACGACGATGGCGCGCTTGATGGCGATGTTCGTTCCCTCGGGTTTGACATCCGAGTCCTTGGCCAGCGCCAGGACAGCGATTCGGTCCGCCACAAGGGCGTCGAGGCGCTCTTGGGGGATGACCGCAGCTCGCTGAACGGCTTCCGTCGAGTCCTGGCGAACCTTCGTAAGCTCGCTCTGAAGGACGGTGATTTGCGCTCGCAACGACTCTACATCCGCCTTGCGGAGAGTCGCCAGTTCTGCTTCAAGAGCGTCGACGCGCTCCTGTAAAGGGTTGATATCGGGCATGTACGATTTTAGCTCGAACACTTCATCGCCAGTTGCATCTAATCGCAAAGAGCAAGAATCTCCGCCTCGAGGCGCTTTGTCTTTGGGGAGCAGGGCGACGTGATTGCCTCGTATCTTTCTTTGCACACCATCGTAGCGTTCGCCTTTAGCCGTGACCCCCGGTGTGGGGTCATAGTCCACAAGGTAACCGCACGATATATGTCGCAGGTCTCCGCCCTTTATTCGCCCGATTGCGTCGGCGTCTCTAATAAGGAGGTCGGCCAGCACGTGACTCCCGTCTTTTCGAGGCGTGCCGACGACATGCCCGATAGCATCTTTTCGCCATGTACTGGCGGAGACCCGGCGACCGGGATGCCCCACGGTGACCGTGGCGTGCGCAAAGGAGTTCAGGGAATCGCCGCTCATCACCTCTTCTTCGGGTCGGTACTCTACCCGAGTGGTGCCGTCCGGGTTGCGGTAAGGGAAAAGACCCGTGTGCGTCAGCGCCCCCGTGACTAGGATAGAACCGTCGTCCAACACCTTTATAGAGGAGGCATCTAGGCGCAAGTCGTCGTAGCGGATATTTGAGGCCACGAACAATTTTAGTCTCGGCTAAAATGATTGCATGGGCATCGCTGACCTTTTGACAGTCAATATCACGGTCGCTGGGGCCTCCCCTCAAGGGGCGGGTTTCGGCGAGCCCCTTATCGCGTCCTATCACACCCACTACACGGACCTCGTCCGGGAATACACGTCTTTGACCGGAATGGTCTCGGACGGATTCTCCACGCACGATCCGGCGTACGTCGCGGCTTCATCGGTGTTTGCGCAGAACCCGGCCCCGTCGGCGGTGAAGATCGGTCGCCGAGCTTTCGCGCTGACGCAGACGCTCCAAGTGGTGGCCACGTCGGCATCAGCGAGCGACGTCTATCAGATGTTCGTCGCGCTTCCCGGGGGTCCGAAGGTGGCCGTCGGAGGCAATGTCACCTTGCCATCCGGTAAGGTGGTAGTCGGTGTGCAATCGACGGGAACCCCGGCAACGGACGGGCCTACCTTGGCCACCGCGCTGAACACGGCTATCGCCACCCTGGAAACGACGGCGCGATCGCACGCGACCGCGTCCGGGGCAACGATTACGCTGGCTGCGACCACGGCAGGTCTTCTCTTAGACTTTTACCCGGATCGCGCACACACTACTTTCTCCGACGTGACTACGGATGCCGCAGGGCATCTCACCGCGGACTTGAACGCCATTCTCGCGGCGGACTCCGGTTGGTACGGCCTGCTATTGGATTCGCAGTCGGTCACGGAAATATCGGAGGCAGCGGCCTGGACGCAGTCGGCGGGCAAGCTCTTCGTCTGGAACAATTCGGACGACCAGAACAAGGTCCTCCCGGCGTCGGATAGCACATCGGCCTTCGCCCTCACCATGGCCAACTCGGATTCACGCTCCCCCGGTCTTCATGCGGAGACGCAGCTCTTGTGCTACTCCGCAGCCGCGTGGATGGGCGTTCTTTTCACTACCGTAGCCGGGTCGGAGAACTGGGCTTTCAAGACTCTTCTTGGGGTCCCTGTCGATACCATCGCCGACGGGTACATCCACAACATCGAGAACAAGAACGGCTCCGTCTACACGCGCGTCCTGGGCGTCGCGCTTACGCAGTTCGGCAAGACACCGGACGGGGAGTGGATCGACATCATCCGAGGTCGCGATTCTTTGATCAACGCCCTGCAAGTGCAGATTGTCGCTCTTCAGGCCAACACGCTCAAGGTGCCCTACACGGATGCCGGTATCTCCCAGTTCTACTCGATCATCGATTCGACGCTGAAGCAGTTCGTGTCTATCGGCTTCTTGGCCGCAAACCCTGCCTACACCATCACCGTGCCGAAGGTTGCACAGATACCGAGCACCAACCGAGCGGGTCGGACGATCCCGGCAGGTTACATCACCTTCCAGGCGCAGCTCGCGGGCGCTATCAACAATCTTTCGATCTCCGGCACGCTCACGGCGTAAGGGAATACACACCATGGCCATCGGCGGATTCAAGCAGTACGACGCGTCGCAAGTCGATATCGTCATCTCGGGTATCCTTATCAACTCCGGCTTCGCATCCGGGGAGTTCCTTACGATCAAGCAATCCGCGCCGGATTACAAGAAGTACGTGGGCTCGGACGGCGAAGTCGCCCGATCGCGTACTAACGACAGGTCCGGAGAGCTTGAGATTAAGTTGGCGCAGACGTCGTCCGGAAACAGTTTTCTCACCGCGTTATCGAACTTGGACATCCTATCCAAGAACGGCGCCGGCGTCGGGGCCATGCTCATTCGAGACAAGGTTTCCGGCACGTGCATCTACACGGCCGGCAAGGTGTGGATAGCCAAGCCACCGGATGTTACCTACGACGCGGACGTGACGACCCGGACGTGGCTGCTGGAATTTGCGGACCTCACGCGCGTAGACGCCGGCTCGTGATAGCCGTCCTGCTATCCGGCTTTCTCTCTTACAAGGACCCCGTACCCATACCCATGTATGCGTACGGGGACTTGTGCGTAGAGATAGCGATCACGGCGCAGCCCCCGGGGGCCATAAGCGTGCTCGTGTCCGTGCTGTTCTAGCCTTATATCAGAGAGGGCACCCATGCGACAAGCTTTAGACTACACGATCCAGGGCGAGAGTTTCACGATTGAGCAGCTAGGCGCACGCGAGGGCAGCAAAGTTCTGGCGCGCCTCACGAAGGCTGTTGCGCCGGTGGCTGCCATGGCTTCGGCTGATACGACGACAGAGGAGCTGCTGGCCAAACTGCTAGAGTCGGTGAAAGAAGAAGACCTGGACTACCTGATCACGGTGTTCTCTAAGACCACGCGGGTGAATCTGTCTTCCGGCAAGAGTCTTCCGCTCGGAGACCAGTTCGATGAGTACTTCGCGGGCAAGTACGGGCTCTTGATGCAGTGGCTATACAAATGCCTCGACGCAAACTTCGCTAGTTTTTTAGCCGAGCTAGGGGTAAACCTGGCCGAGCTATCCGCCGAAGCGGGGAAGGCCATGCAAAAAGTGACGACGTCGACTGCCCCGATTGGCTGATCTGGCGGCCCGTCTTCAAGCACTTGGCCTCTCTCCAAGAGGTCGAAATCCATTGGTCCTTGGACGACCTTCTAGAGGCCCACGAGCTTTTGAACATAGTCGAGGACGAGGAACAACGAGCCCTAAAATCTCAAGAGTACCATGGCGCTCCGTGACATACTTGTAAAATTTGGCGTCCAAGTACAGGGCGTAGAAAAGATTACGGATGTCACCCGTAAGACGAATGCGGCTACAGGCGCGCTGACTAGCCTCGGGGCCCGGTTGGGGTGGCTGGCACGTTTCACGGCTTTGGGTTACTTGGCGCGCACTGTGCGGGACTTCGTGTCGACTCAGATCGAGGCTGCCACGGCCCTCAAGTATCAGGCGGAGAAGCTGGGAATCTCTACCGGCGAGCTGAAAAAGTATCAGTACGTAGCCGCGCGTATGAAAGTGCCGGTCAACGAGATGGCCGTGGCTATGCGTTTCTTCAACCGGGCTGCCGGAGAAGTGGCGCTGGGTACGAAAGGCACGACCAAGATATTCCAGCAAATGGGTCTGTCCGTAAAGGATGCCCACGGCAATATCAAGCCCACGGACCAACTACTTTTCGAGTTTTCGGATAAGCTTGCCGCTATACCGTCGCAAGCCGTGCGTACCGCTTTCGCCATGCGCGCCCTAGGTAGGGGCGGCTCGGCTTTATTGCCGGTCCTTCAGCACGGGTCGGAAGCTCTGAAGAAGCAGTTCGCCCTATACGAGGCGTTCACGGGCGGCCCGTCCGCGAAGGTCATACAGCTCTCCGACGAGATCAAGGGCAAGTTGATGCTCCAACAGTTGGGTTGGAAAGCCATCTACTCGACCCTTGCGGCCGAGGTCCTTCCTATCGTCAACAAGTGGCTGGACAAGTCCAACGAGAACATAAAGCGTATGGTCGACTTGGCCCAGAACACGTACGGTGTGGCCACGGCCCTTCGCTTTCTGGCCGTGGCGCTCCCCGTCGCGGCCATGGTGCTCTACACTACCAAGGCTCTGTTGGCGGGGGAAGCCACCGAGAAAATCTTGGGCACCATGGCCATGTCCGGCGTAGTGGTAACGCTGGCCGCGGTCATAGGGACCTTGTACCTCGCCTTCGATCAGCTCTACTCTACGCTGAGCGGAGCGGATACGTCTCTCGGGCAATTGCTCGATGATACCAAAGGCTTCGGGGCAGCCAAGCAATGGGTCGATGACTTCAAGGGTGCTTTGGATGGCCTCGTCAAGGCTATTCTAGGCCCCGATGCACAGCTAGGTACGCTGTTAGAAGACGCTGAGTTCACCTTCGCCGATGCTTTACCTACCATAGTGCGAGTCTCCGTACAGGCTTTGACCGGCTTAGCTGCTACGATTGACACCATCATCACGGGCCTTCGGATGATGCTGGATCTTCTAAAGGCCGCGGACGCGCTGAGTACGAAGAATGCCGTGGCTTGGGCCCTTAGTAAAGTCCTGCCGAAGGGCGCCATGCGCGACGAAGCCGCGGGCATTGCGGGCAAGGCTGAGGGGGATATAAAAGGCGGTTTTCAGGATATCGGGGCTACGGGGGCGGGTTGGTCGAAGCGCATTGAGGAATACCAAAAAGTTTTCCACGTGGCCGGAGAGATACCTGATGCCCCCAAAGGGTATACTCGGCGGCTTCAAGCGCGCAGGGACGCCGAGCGAGTAGAAGAAGCCCGTAAGACGGGGGTCCCGTTGGACATGGATGTAACGCACCCAAAGCACAAGCCTTACTCTAGCAGCGCTGTAGTGCCTGCGGAGGTGCCGGCACCGAGTAAGGTGTCCAACACGGTGCATAGTAACACTACCAATAACATACACGTGCATACGGCAAGCACGAACGCCACACCTAGGGAGATAGCCGATGTCGTGCAGAAAGCCGTCGCGAAGGCTCTAGCCGATCGCGATAGAGCCGTGTTTGCGACTACGACGACCGCTCAACCCGATCCCTTGGCACAATACCCATGAGTTTGTTAGACGCTATCGGTCTGGGCGCAGGGACTCAAGGAGTCCCGACGGCCGACCAAATGAACGTTGTGTCATCGGCCCCGGGGCATGATGACTCGGTCCTTCCCGCTTATATCCAATGGGGCGATCCCTCGGCGCAGAACTTTCTCATATTCGACGCGGTCATGTCCGAGACGCATACGCGCGTGGCCACCGTCACGACGCATACGGTAGAGACGGGCGTGGCCGTGACGGACCATGTGCGCCCCGAGCCGGATGAGCTCGCACTCGAGGTCATCGTCTCTAACACGCCGCTCCCCAAGTCGAACGATCCGGACATGGTCGTAGGGCCGGTGACACTTACCATCCCACAACCGAACACGTTCTATTCGATATCGGGAGCTATCGACGCGCTGGCCACGGTGATTGGGTTGAAGCCGGCCTTCCCCACGACGCTGAATGCAATCGTGGCTTCTTACCCTTCCGATCACGACTACATAAAGCTGGCGCACTTCACTTTGACGAATCTCCGTAACAACGCGCTTCTTCTGACCGTGCGCTGCCCGCGGGCCGAGTACGACAACATGGTGCTCAAGAGCGTGGTCATGACCCGCGACCCTGAGTTAGGCACGGGCGCTGCCCGATTTCGACTCGAGATGGTGCAAATTCGCACGGTAGCGTCATCAGTCGGCGCGGCTCCCCAACCCACCGTAGCAGCCGCAGCACCAACCCAGAGCAACGGAAGCCAAGAAGCTAAAGACGACGACAATACGCCGCATACGTATACGTCCGTGATAGACAGATTTCTAGGTGTACGATAATGGCGCTCAATATCCCGACCGATTCCGCCGCTCTTTTCTGGACGCAGACTACGGCCCTCGACGGCGTCAGTTACGTGCTCACATTCCGGTACAACTCCCGGGAGCAGTGCTACTACCTGAGCATAGATTCTCAGGACGGCTCTACGAACTACGTCAACGGGCTGAAGCTAGTGTCTAATTACTTGTTATTGCGAGAGGTTTCCACGCCTCCCGGAGAGCTGGTAGTCTTGGCCATAGGCGATGACTCCCCAGCCCGTGTCGGAGACTTCGGCGGCGGTAGGTGCGCTTTATACTACATAGCGCAAGCGGACGTCATAGCCTCGGGTGCCGAGCCTTGGCGTAACCCCTATGCTTGATCCTACGACCAAGCTCTTCGCCCGGCAGGTCAATCTCACCATCGGCATGCCCTCGGGGCCGTTATCGCTCCCCTTCAACGATGCTAATTCCACGGGGCTGACGGTCGACGGTCTGGACATAGAGTTCGACGTAGAAAAGTCTTTGAAGTCGTCGGAGCCTAACAAGGCTCGGATAAAGGTGTGGAATCTCACACGGGACCACATCAAGGCGATTGGCCAAGCTCAAGCGCTCACGGTGCGTCTAGAGGCCGGCTACGAGGGCAATACGGCGCAGGTTTACTACGGCGGGATTCGCTCCGCGCATTCTACCCGAGAGGGCGACACGGACTTTGTCACCATATTGGAATCGGAAAACACGGTAGCAAAGCCCGGGATAGTGTCCGCCACGAAAAAAGTGACGACGTCGTCCTTCGTCAGCGTCCCGCAAGGCCCTCGGGTGTCTCTGTCGTCCGCGCTTAGCACGTTGGCCCCTATCCTGGGTGTGACGACAGGGGACTTGACGGCTGCTTTGGCCGGGAAAGAAGCCATCCTGATAAGCGGGTCGTCCTTGCACGGGAACGCGGCGCAGCGCATGACCGATATCTGTCGATCGGCAGGGCTGGAATGGTCGATACAGGACGAGGTCTTGCAACTCGTAGACATCGGCAAGGCGCTCACTACGACTACGGCGTTCAACATTTCCCCGGACACGGGCTTGGTAGGCTCCCCGACGTCCGACTCCCAAGGCGTCGTAGAGGCCACGGTCCTGCTGACCCCTGGCCTAGCGCCCGGCGTCCTAGTGAACTTCGTCGGCGCCGGGGACCCTAGCGGCTTGACACCGTGCATATTCGTCAATGGCGGCGGTTACCGTATCGACAAGATCCGAGCCCACGGTAGCACCTTCAGCAGGGACTATTACCACTCCTTTACGGCGGTGAAATACTGACATGCCCATACCTCGCACGTTACCGGAGATTCTGGGGGCGCACGCTGACGTTCTGAAGAGCGATATCCGAAAGTGCATCCCGGCCACGGTTACCGCCGTGAACGCGGCGAAGATGACGGTGGATGTTCAAGTAGCCGTCAATGACGTGCTATTCGATCCGTTGGGTAACGCCTACTCCGTAGCAGCCCCGACGATTGCGGATGTACCGCTCGGCGTGGCCCGAGGGGGTAAGTTTTTCGTGTGGGTGCCGGTGTCGGTAGGGGATTCCGTTCTGCTCATATTCTCCGACCTATCGGCGGACTCGTGGCGTCTGGCATCCAGCGCGCCCACCCAAGGCGTGGACCCCGTGTTCCTGGGGCGGCACACCCTTGACTCGGCGTTCGCGATCCCTATGTTCGCGCCCGACTCCCAGGCGTTAGCAGACCCCGCGCTCGACCCGACGAAAATTATCATAGGCCGGGACGGCGGGCCGGAGATCAAAGTCTCTCCGGCCGGGATAGAGCTTGGAGCGGCGGGCGCGACCCCGCCCTCCGATTACGTGGCCTTGGCATCTAAAGTTGAAACGGAATTGAACGCCATAAAGGCGAACATTACCGACATTCTAACGGCATTGGCTGCGGCTGTTTCTCTGCCTACGGGCGGCAAATTGACTTTTGCACCCTCTTTGCCTTCGCCCTATTCCCCCGGTCCCGTAGCTTCTTCCACCGTAAAATGCGCGTAGGCTAAAATTCACCGTGTCCTGCTTTCTGATGACATCCTCTGGCGATCTGGATTTCTCGACGGGCAATCTTTCGATAGTCCGCGGCGTGGCCCAGGTTACGGCTCAGAAACTTACAGCACTATACTCTATCGCACAAGGGGAGTGGTTCATCGACGGACGCCTAGGGGTCCCATACGTGACGCAAGTTTTGATCAAGAACCCGAGCCTTAGCAGCATCAGCACAATGCTCATAAACATCGCTCAGAAGTGCCCGGGCGTGGCAGCCGTGAGCAGCATCAAGATGAACTACACGCCGAACGTGCGCACGCTCGGGGCCACGCTCACGATAATCACGAATGATGGCGCCGTTCTCTCTGGGGGCCTTGGCCAACCTTTTATTGTCACGAGGCAAGCGACATGAGCATCAACAATCTGACGGCTTCGGGCTTTGTAGCCTCTACGGTGACGGAAGAGGTTACCTACCTCAACGGCCAGGTACAGACCCTCATCGATCCGAACCTGGATGTCGACCCGGATCAACCCCTAGGGCAAATCATTGGCATCTTCGCCGCGGAGTTTGCAGCCGCGACCGAACTCTTGGCCACGGTTTACAATTCGATGAACCCTGCCGCGGCCGAGGGCACCTTGCTGGCGAACCTGGCTTCCCTCACGGGGACCTATCCGCAGGTCGCTACGTATTCCACGGTCCCTTGCAACCTCACGCTAAGCGCGGGCACCACGGTAGGGGCCGGTTCTACTATCTCGGTCCCCGGACAACCCACGTCTAATGTTTGGAGCTTGCTCACCGCCGTAACGGCGCCTAGCGGCGGGGGTGTCGTCCCCGGGTCCTTCCAAGCCACGGTGACGGGGCCTCAGAACGTGACCTCGGGCACGAGCATGGTCATTTCGCCTACGATTACGGGTTGGTCCGCTTGCGTAACTACGGCGAATGCCACGCAAGGTCAAAACGCGGATACAGACACCACGCTTCGGACTCGGCGAATCGAAGAGCTCGGGGGCGAACAGTTCGGCACTACCGCCGCAATCCAAGCCGCTGTTCTGGCCGCGGTGACGCCTTACGCCGGGGGATCGCCATCAGGCGCTTGGTGCTACGAGAACACATCGTACGCCTCGGACGCGAGCGGCGTGCCCCCGCATAGCATCCATGTGGTCTACTGGGCCGGGGCGTCAAACATAACGCCGTCGACAACCCTGGCAAACATCATAGCCCAAGCGATATGGTCGCACAAGGGTGCAGGCGTCGGCACCTACGGAGCTTTGTCGGGCGTGGCCACGGATGCCTTAGGCAATAACTATACCATATACTTCGACGTGGGGACGGCGGTGCCTGTCTACGTGTCGCTGAACACAACGCCCAACCCCGTCACCACGGCGCAGCGCGCGGCTATTGTGACCGAGCTGACGACCTTCACGGAGCAGACGTGGACCTTCGGGACGACCGTGAAGGTTATTCCTCTGCTGGCCAGCGTGCTAAATGGCGTCGCGGGTCTTGTCGACATTCCCACCTACGGCATCGGTCTCGCGCCTGCACCGGTGACTACGGGTAACATCGTCATGGGCCCCACGCAGATAGCAATCCTCAGTGGTATCCTAGTGAACGGAACATGATCCCCGCTCAGAACTTTGACATCGCCACGGGCGGCACGGCGCTGCTGACGTCGGCCTACGCGAACAAGCCCGGGATATCGGCGCTTGTGACGGCCTTCTCGAATCGCTTTCAGGTCTTGGAATCGCAAATGGGGTCCATCCTGAACGGCATCAACCTGGCCAATCATCCCATGCCCGGGGGTCCTTGGGACGTGCTCGACAAGTACGGTCTAATCGTAGGGGAATCCCGGCAAGGTCGGAGCGACGCGGCTTATCTGCCCGCCCTGCGACTCCGCGTTTTGGTGAACAATTCCCACGGTTTGGTGTCGGACATAATCGCCGTTGCTAGCGCTATCTTGACCCCCGGCGGGTACACCTTCGTATACTCCGAGGCTCCGGACCAGACCTTCTTGATCACGGCCCTCGGAATACCGGACGCGGACATCGCGGCGCTTTTCCAGTACCTCCCTTTGGCTCGGGACGGCGGCGCCGACGCCCACATAATAGTTTCCAGCCCCGGAGACGACGTGCTGATCTGGGGTAACACTTGGGACGCTGCGACGACGCTCGCATCCGAAGAGGTAAAATGACGGCCTACATACGCGCATTGTGGTTACGCCTAAGCGCGGCCCCCTTCAAATGGGGTTGCCTATGGGGAAACAACATCTTTTTTGAAGGAGACGAGTAATGCTTTCCGTGACTTTCCCGTGGTCTTCTGCGGTCAACTATCCTTCCGGCCCGGATGTCGGTACGGCAACGAAAGTGGTCCCCACCGCTAATCAGTTCATCCGAGGCACGCCGGCTACGGCGCAGACCTTCGACTATCTTCTGAACGAGCGCGACACCTTTGCGCAGAACAGCAGCCCCTTGACTTGGCAAAGCCCGCTCCCTACCACGGGTTACTACAGCGGGGCCTGGTACGACTCCCTGCAAGGTGTTTGGCTCCTAGGCACTAACCCGACCGGCGGCGGAGCCACGGCCTTCCAGGCTCTTTGGAACCCCGGCACGGCATCCAATAACAGCGCGCCCATTACGGGTTCGACCTACGGCACGACGCAGCCTATGACTCTGAGTTACAATTCGGAGCACCCGGGGGCATACGCCGTCATCAGCACGGGCTCGCCCGGCTCGGCGGGCACGGCAGAGGTCTTCTACTTCGGGCCTGCGGGTACCGGTCTGACCCACGCTTACACTGTCACCCTTGTAACGTCTGTCACGTGCGCGGAGCTGGTATATGTGCCGAGTTGGCCAATGCTGTACGCTATGGGCAGTTCCAGCGGTTGGTCTGTTCTGTCCGGTCTGGCATCGCCCTCTATCGTAGCTTCTAGCTCCGTGGCCAGCACACAAGTCATGGCGCGGAGTAGCGGCACCACGGCCATATTCGCTAGCAGCGTTGATCCGTCGTACGTCACGACCACGGACGGGCACACCTTCGTAACCCGAGCCTTCCCGTCCGCTATGAACATAGGGCCGGGTACATTGCAATACCAGCTAGCAGGAATAACCTGGCACTCGTCCATACTTGGCTCCGTGTGGGTGGCTAATGTCGCCAAGGTGAATACCAGTGCGATAAGTACCTGGATTTCTCTGGACGCTATCACGTGGACGCAACAGAGTTCCCTCGTCGTGGTGTCCACGCATATCGGTGCGGTCATAGACCTGGCTTCGGCCGGGCATCACCTAGCGGCGGTGTGCGCTTTCGTGCCCTCCTACCCGCAGACCTGGAACACGACGCTATCCCGTATCCTTACGTCTGAGGACTTGGGCGTCACTTGGCACATGTCCCCGGGTGCTGTACTCGGCGACTTGAACCCCCGGATCTACTCGGGCAACGGGCAATTCTATGTCACCGGGGGCGGCAGTGCCGTGTTCTCCGATAAAGTGATCGAAGTCTAAATCGCGCCGCTGCGTATGCGGCCCCAGGGTTGCCGCAAAGACCACTGGCCAAGCCCAATAGCGTCGAGCATGTTGTGTTCGACGCTCTTGGTCATCTTCGGCAGCTGGTCTCGCGTGTCGGCCGATAGCGTGGCCTTGATGCGCGCGGCCATGATATCGCCGTCGATAGTGCCCTTCCACTCCCGCGGCTCCACTAGGCGAACGGTGTGGTCGGAGTATCGCTCCTGATACCGCCCCACGCACCTGGCTAGGTGTAATATGCTTGTGACCGTACCCTGCGAATAGATCCGGGCCGGACTCTCGATAACTACCAGGTAAGTCCTCGGGACGCTTACGGGTTCGTCCGGCGTTACGACCCCGGCCTTGACCAAGACGCCGAGGGTGAAAATAGCGTACCCTGTATGCAGACCGGGGTCTAGAGCGAGTATGTTTCCCATACACGCATTATGGGACCCCGGGGATGTTACGTCAAGGTCTTAGTCGCTAGGCGCTTCCACGTCTCGCGCTCCGCGGCCGTGAGCCGGGAGAAGTCCGCTAAACCCGTAGAGTCCTTCGGAGACCCGTCGACGCCTGCGCTAGGCTGCGGGGGTGGGGAATACTTGAGGACTAAATCCAGCAGGGCTATAATCTGCTTGGGGTCTAAAGGTCCTACAGCGTTCTCGTAGTCGGGATGCCGGCTAAGGCGAAGCCATTTCTCCACCTGCCCCGCGGCAAGCTCCAAGGCAGACGTCTGGAACTTGTTCAAAGCCACCGCTCGGCGGGCGCGCTCAAGAGCGGCTTGCCCTCGCGCTTCCTCCGTCTCCGCAAGAGCCGCAACTTCCGGCCGTTCCCTAGGCGGCACCCATTTCGCAATATGCTCTTTGGCCATGCTCTATTTTAGCTAAAATGTCCCATGACTACCGGGATTGATAGCGTGGACGAGAGCATGAAACTACGGCAAGACGCCGCGAACGCAGAGGTATCGGCGGCCGAGAAGGCCCTGGCCGCTAAAGCACAATATCATAAAGCTATTTCGCAAATTAGAGAAGACAACCTCCTAGACGGCCTTGTCGGAAATGGCCCCTCAGGGAGCGGCGGCGGGTGGGTGAACCCCGTCACTGGCCACGGTGTCTTCGGCCGCGACAAGGTGATGTTCGGGCGCTACGACGAAGCCTTCCGTATCGATGACACGCAACTCACGGCGCTCTTCAACGGCAATGACATCGCCAAGAAGATTGTCAAAGGCTTCCCGGACGAGATGTTCCGACGGGGCTGGACGCTGGTCATCCCGCAGGACGCCAGTGGGGGCGCGGGGAGCGCGGGAAGTGCGGGGCGCTTGGCTACGGACCAGCCCTCCGATGGCGAGGACGGCCCCGCAGCCCCGGGCAGCCCCCTGGTAGACCCTCTGGGCGCGCCCCCGGATAACGCTTCGGGCAAAGGCGACTACGCTAACCTGAACGGCGCCTCAAGCCGCCAGTTCGGCGAAGCAGCCCCCGGGGCGTCGGCGTCCTACGTCTCCGGCTCGGCGGACACCGTGCAATCGAAGGTTCGGCCTGGCGACCCTATGGGCGAACGACTGGCCGACCCTGTTACGTTCCCGAAGGATAATCGCAAGGCTGTAAACGCAGGGCAGGATCAAGGGACGCGCGCCGAGCTGGCCATGGCTGTCGAGACCTACGCGAACAAGCTTCAGCTACGCGGTAAGGCTAAGGAAGCGTCTGTCTTCGGCGGTCTCTATGGTGGGGGGCTGCTCATCGTAGGCGCCGACGATGGCCAAGACATGGCCATGCCTCTAGACGAAACCCGGATCCGAACCGTGCGTTATCTGTCATGGGTTGACCGTCGATTTGTCTTCGCTTCTACCTGGTACGCGGATATCGGCCCCCAGTTCGGCGAAGTGGAGACGTGGGAAATCATAAACCCGTTCGGAGGCCAAGCGAACACGCGCATTCACGAGTCCCGCGTGGTGCGCTTCGACGGCGCCCCCGTGGACTTCCTAATGCGCCGACGCCTGCTAGGGTGGACCCTCTCCGTGCTCCAAGCGCCTTACGACGTTATGCGCCAGTTCGATATGTCGTTCCAATCGATCGCCAACCTGATGAGCGATCTGAGCCAGGCCGTCATGTCCGTGAATGGGTTGGCGCAGATGATCTCTAACGACCCCCAGACGCTCCAAACGCGCATGGCCATGGTCGATATGTCGCGGTCCTCCGGGAAGATGATGTTCATCGACGCGGAGAACGAGAAGTTCCAGCGCACACCGACGCCGCTAAATGGCGTGGCGGAGACGCTGCATGCCATCATGCTGCGCATGTCGGCGGCATCCGAGTACCCCGTAGCCTTCCTGTTCGGCCGAGAGCCTTCGGGGTTGAACGCCACGGGCGACGCGGACTTCCGCCGATTCTACGACGTAATCTCGGGGAAGATTCAAGCGGACCTAGAGCCTAAGCTGCGCCGTCTGTATACGCTCATTCTTCTAGCCAAGGACGGCCCGACGCAAGGCTCGATCCCGAGCATGGGCATCCAGTTCGTTTGGCCAAAGCTGTACGAGCCGTCGGAGACCGAGCAAGCGCTGATTCGCTGGAACATGGCCCAGGCTGACTCTGCTTACGTCACGGCAAGTATCCTGCTCCCAGAAGAAGTAGCGGCGTCACGGTTCCGCGGTGGCGAACTTCACCTCGAGACAGAGATCGATATGCGCCTCCGTAACGAAAAGAAAGCAACCGCCGAACTCCCCCCGAATCAGGCCGACAAGTACAAGGACGCCAAGCAAGCGGCCGAAGACGCCAAGAACGCACCCCAACCCGTAGCCGCGGCTAAGCCCGCGCCGCAAGGCCGGAAAGACGCCGTAAGCATATCAGATATCGTCATGACCGGTTTCGCCAAGTGGCCAGGCGCTCAAGACTCGAACCTGGCCGCGCGAAAAAGTGACGACATTACGCTCCGAGAAGACGGCGGGTCGTACATCGTAGAAGAGGGTCACGCGGCCGTGCTGGCCCATCGATGGTCGGGCGAGAAAAAAGTGACGGCCTTCATTCGGACTCCATAGCCGCTTTGACGCGGTCCCATGCCCGGGCGGACTTACCCGGGCATGGCCTTTCGCCTGCAAGAATGCGGGCCTGGATTTTCGCTTCACGCAATCTGCGTTCCGTGGAACGATCGCGGGCGCGTTTGGACTCGCCGCTATCCTCCTCAAGTCCTTGCGCCACGTCTCCCCAGTGCGCACGCTCCGCAAACTCCTCAAGTACGCCTTTATGTATGTCCGAACTCGTGAATGCCATAGGCATAAGCTAGCGCGGTTACACTTCGTGCGCAAGCCACTTCCGGACTTGCACCATGGCAGGTGCCAGCCACGACTCGTTTTGCTGTAAGTATAAAAGCGCTTGTGTAGTGGCATCCACCCTATCGTCATACGCGGAGCGGGGGAAAGTTAGAAGCTCCGTGATGTACCCTGCGACCCAAGGGTGCTTATCAGGGTCCGGCAAATGAACGTTACCCGCCTGGAACAGCCCCGAGCAAGCCGAGGCGCGGGAGAACTTGCCGCCGCGAGGGTCAACGGCTACGAGACCGGACAGCTTCGATTGCAGGACTTGCAGAACGGCCGCGCCGTTGGCTTTCTCCTCAATGAGCTTGGCCGTAGCTTGTGGCCATCGCTTGGCTTGATCCCGGATACGATCCAGCGCCGTCGAGAACGACATGCGATCCCAGGCTTGGTCGAGTAGATAGAAGTCCGCGCCCTTGCGGCCCCACACTTGGCCGCAAGCATAATCGGAGGACTCGCCGTCCTTGTAGGCCAGATCCCACGAGAGTATCACTTGATCGAACGCTTTAGGCGCTTCCGGATAGAACTTCAGCCACTCCCTTTGGAAGATCGCGCCGCCTTCGGGCACGGGCTGTTGATCCAACTGCGCAGCGGCGTTCATCGAGCCCAGGTTCCGGCGCAGCTTGTCTATCAGGTTTTGCGGCAACCTGTGGGGGTCTAAGAGCTCGCCCTCTTGAGTCCGCGGGTCGTAACCGTAAGGCGTACGGCAGCGTCTCTTCGGGTCGAAATTAGCCGGGAGCATCAAGTGCGTGGCGCCCCTGTCGAGAAACATCTGGGCCAAATCGGAGCAGTGTAGGCGCTGCATGATGCAGATCAGCCCCGTCTTTTGCGGAGGCTTCCTCCAGCGCGTCGACATCGTTCGCGCGTACCAATCGCGAATGTTCTGTAGGCCAACGGCTGACGCATCCTCGGGCTTGTTCGGGTCGTCAAGTATCTGGATGTTCGCGTGCAAGCCCGTGGCCTTACCCCCTGGCGTTGTGCCCAGTCGGAAACCCCCCTTATCGTTCACCACGTAATCGACGGCTGCCACCGTGGGCAGAGAGAAGCGGTCTCCCCAACGCGCCTGATACCATTTCGATCGCATCAAGTCTACGGTCTTATTCGAGTCCCGGCGGAAAATTAGCTCCGCATACGTGGCCATTATGAGGGCTAACGCAGGGTCCCGTATCCAAAGCCATGCGGGGAAAAGGACGCACGTTATGCAGGACTTCGACGAATTAGGGGGGATATTCACTACGAGCTCGTCAATTTCCCCTCGAAAGACGGCCTCGTAATGTTCCGCCATGAGCGGAATGTGCCAGTTATCCTGGAACGGGGAGTCCGCGTATACCTGCGACCACGCCATCTTGATGAAGTCGTAGAAGGAATCCTTTAGCCCTATCTCCCGATCGCAGGCTATGATCTCCTCAGAATCCTCAAGCATTACAGCGCCTTCCGGGCTTTGGCCAACGCCTCAGGCATCCGTCTAAGCAAGGCTTTTTGCTCGCGGGCAGACAGCGACGCTATGTACTCGCGGAGAGAGTCCACGTCGTCGCAGTAGCCCTGGTCTTCGACCTCTGTCAGAGTGTTAGCGCACTCCGACGGTACGAAGGTGGGCTGGGCGCAGAGTGCGTTCTGCCAGGCCCGCTCGCTTATACCGAGCTCGTCTTTCGTAGCTTCCTCCCCCGTCTTAGCCAGCACGGCGCTCTGTCGCTCTTGAACGCGCTTGCTAAGGTGCGCGTTCTTACGAATAGTGATAGGTGTGGCATACTGTACAACGCGCTGCATTTCGCGTAGGACGCGCCACCAACAATGCGTCGAGAAAGCACCTTTGGCCGGATCGTAGTCTTCGATGCTCCGCCAGACGCCTATGCGGGCCGCTTGCAACAAGTCGTCCCGCATAGCGCTGGTGTAGTAGCTAGTGTTTTTTCGGAACCGGTAGACTAGGCTTTTGGCCAAGGGCTCATAAGCTTGCAAGAGCTTGTCCCGGGCAGCCAACTTACTAGTGCCTTCAGAGGAAAAAAAACACGACCACAATTCTTCGGATTTTGCCACTCTACCTATAGGCTAGGGTTACGGCTCCGGGAGTACTCCGAAGCCATACCTGACGGCGCACGCCAAGCACTACCCGCCGTGGCGTAGGCCCGCGTCGAGCCTAAGATCCGCGCCGCGCCGCAGACGTCAGCCCAACCGAAGACCTCCGCCGAGTCGAAGACCTGCGCCGAGTCGTAGACCATCGCCCAGTCGTGCACCCGAGCCGATCCGCCGACCCAAGCCGAGCCATAGACCCGCGCAGCGCCGTAGACCCGGGCCGCGCCGCATACTACAGCGTGACCGCACACCGTAGTGTGGTCGTAAACCTGCGCCTTATCTAAGACCTGCGCCGATCCTAAGACCCATGCAAGGTCATCGATCCGCGCAAAGTCGCACACCTTAGCCGAGCCGGAGACACACGCATTCGGGCCGACGAAGGCCGTATCGTTGACATCAGCCGTGTTGGCCACCCACCCGCCCCCGTTCACATGTCGGTGCGCGGGAACGGGGCCTTTGCCGTCCCCGAAATCGCACGTCGTCGTTGTCGTCGTCGTGTTGTTCATGTTACCCCAGATACCTCGGCAGTAACGATCCGCCGCGAACGATTGGAACGTTGACGTGCATAAAGCGGCCCGAAGCGGCCACAAACTGCAAACCGTAACCGTGCGCCCACGTGGTCGGCACGGTATGCTTGTATAGGGGTTGAAGCTTGCATAGGCATCCTGGGCACCAAGCCCCGTGACCCGAGGACGTAACCGTGCGCTCTACAACGGCCTGGGAGCGGTGCGTGTGGCCATACACTACGGAAGCTCCAAAAGCCCGAAGATGCTCCGAGGCAGCATGCTTCGCGTGGGATACGCCGTGAACAAAAAAGCACTGGCCAAGCCGAATAGCCCCAGGAATCGAAAGGCCCTGATAAAGCACGGACCTTCGATAGTAGCGGATTCCTCGAGACTTTAGACGCAGCGCAGCCCAAGGACCGTAAGCGTCGAGCAGCGTGTCGGCGTCGTCCTTGTTCAAGAAAGCGCGGGCAGCCCACCTTTCTACGTGCTGCTCATGATTGCCCTCGAGATAGTGGATCTTGGCCGAGGGGGCTACGGCTTGAAGCGTGTCCAAGAATGAGTTAGCGGCTTCCACGTCGGCAGAATAGGACTCCGCAAGCTCGTTAGTGTAGGTCCTCTGATGCGTCGAGAAAACACCGCCGCAATCCAGCAAATCCCCGAGCAATACTATTTCCGACGGCGCCAGTCTTTTCACGTCCTGTAAACAGGCAGTGGTCGCGGGGCCGTCACCGTGATTACCATGAATGTCCGGAATGATAACCCTTGTTTTTTCGCTCATGTTCGTGGTCCTTCGGAAGGCGTTGTCTTTTTCGCTCGGGTCTTTTTCTTAGGGCCGGGGGCTCTACCAGAAAATTCTGGCCAGTCCGAAAAAGGGTTTTCGTACTGCGCATCCGGGACGAGTCCGGGGTCTTCTAGCTTATCTTGCGTGCTCATAGTCAGTTCAATTGCCTCATGTGTAGGATATGAGTGCCCTCGAAAACAGCGTGTGCTTCTATCTTGAAGCGCCTTCCGGCCGGAAGCAAGATTTCTTTTTCGATACTGCCCAGAGGGCCTGCAAAATTCCGGACGTTCACACCCCGGGCATTGGCTATGTGAATGACGGTATTCCGCCCCCCGAACTCTTCGGCTACCTGGCTACCTTCGGAAGTGGAGAAAAAGTTACGCGCGCGAAAAGTCGTACCCGGTTGCAGGCCGGCCAGCGTCGCCTCCGGTAGGTGCATACCCCGCGTGACAGCCGTTCGCGTTTGAGGCGCCTCGAGAAGAGTCTTTTGCAATAGGCGAACGCGCTTCGCTACGTGCCTAGTGTAGGACAAGTCCCCCTTCACGCCTTTACCTCGTAGGAGATACGAGTTCATGCCGCTGGACGAGTTGCCCGTATAGTCGGATACCAGTTCTGCGTTCGCCAAGCCCATGGCCAAAATAGCGGCCTCCGTAGCCTCGGCCGTGGGGTTGTTCCCTGCAAGCCCCTCGGGACCTGTAGCGTGCCCCCCGATGCCTGCGCCCTTGCTCACGACGTGGCCTTTCTGGTCCCGTGCCACGAGGGCACCCATACGGCGCCGGGTAGGTCGCGGCAAATGTCCTGTATAGGCTTACCGCCGCCCACAACGAGAAACAACAGCCCCGGGCGGTCCCTTACAAGCGCGTGCTCGGCGAGCAAGTCTTCGGGACGGGAGGCGTAGCCCCTAGTAGAGAACGCGCGCCAGCCCGCAGGCACGCCGATCAGATTGTCTTGGAAGCGCAGTTCCGGCACGTTCAAGTCCACGAATATCCGCAAACCCGCGCGCTGCCATAAACGTGCAACGTACCTCTTAGCGCCGATCTTGGCCAACGCCTCGAAGCGCGGCGTAGTGTCGTAAATCGAGATGTTGGGTTCCGTGGTCTGGGCCGCGCCGGAGTTGGCCACGGGGGTTGTGTTGGCGAGCAAGGCTCGGAAGCGAGCGTCGTCGACATAGAAGTGCCAAGTGCCTCCCGGGATGCGCATTGTACGTGCCACGGAACCCCAGGCGACAACCGGCTCCGTAATCGCTTCCGCTTGAAGACCTATCAGCAGGTCGGGAATATCGAACTCGTTAGATGAAGGCAGAATGTGAGCCATTAGTACACCCTTCTCTGAAGGGGCGAAAAACGTGCCATGTACCGTATGTGTTCCAAAGCAGTTCGGTAGTTGTATCGAGCGCCATCGTAAGCGCGGTTCCATGGCCTGTCGATCAAGACTCGCATACCGGGCCACTCGGCTATGTTATGCGCGGCATCGTCTATTAGCACGTCCGTGACCTCGGCGCAAAGCAGCGCCTTATCCGTGCATTGCACGATATCCTTAGGCGAGAAGCCTCGGGCCGCTAGCCACTCCGCCCGGCAGTAGACCCAATCGGATGCCCCGCGCATGGGTGATGTCAAGCCCACCACACGGCCTATACCTCTTAGACCCTCCAAAAAGGCATCGGCGCCTCCACACGTAGAAAGCTCTCCGGCAAAACCCGGAGAAGCTAGCCGCCGATAGCACAACTCTTGCTCTTCGTGCGAAAGACCGGGGCACTTCCGAAAATCGAAATTCGTGATGTCCTCTTCGGTCGCGTAAGGCTGCGCCTTACGGACCTCGTTCACCGCCTTTAGCAGGTGCCCAACCGTGTTCGATAGAACGCCGTCGCAATCTATGAAAATCATGTGCGTGTTCCTTCTGAGAGTACTTCGTCGTGTACCCGCGCCGTGTCGAAGACCCACGCCGATCCGGAGACCCGCGCCGATCCGTAGATGCGTGCCGAGCCGAAGACCGACGCCTGGCCGAAGATGCGCGCCGAGCCGTAGACCTCAGCCAGGCCGAAGACCCGCGCCTCGCCGAAGACCCAAGCCGCTCCGGAGACCGTCGCCTCGCCGTAGACCCAAGCCGCTCCGGAGACCGTCGCCTTGCCGAAGACCGCAGCCGAACCGAAGACCGCAGCCGAACTGAAGACCTCAGCCGAACCGAAGACCTGCGCCGAGTCGCAGACCCGCGCCGATCCGTAGATGCGTGCCGAGCCGAAGACCGACGCCTTGCCGAAGACCCAAGCGTCTCCGAAGACCCAAGCGTCTTCGAAGACCCGCGCCTTGCCGAAGACACAAGCGTCTCCGAAGACCCGCGCCTTGCCGCAGACACGCGCATTCGGACCGACGTAGGCCGTATCTGCCACCGTAGCAGTGTCGGCCACCCACCCGCCGCCGTTAGGGTGTCGGTGCGCGGGGACCAGACCGTACCCGAAATCGTGCGTCGTCGTTGTCGTCGTCGTTGTCGTCGTCGTGTTCATGTTCGTGTTCCTTCTGAGAGTATTTCGTCGTGTACCCGTGCCGAGCCGCAAACCGCCGCCGTTCCGCAAACCGACGCCTTGCCGAAGACCCAAGCGTCTCCGAAGACCCGCGCCTTGCCGAAGACCCAAGCCGTGTCGAAGACCCGCGCCGATCCGTAGATGCGTGCCGAGCCGAAGACCGACGCCTTGCCGAAGACCCAAGCGTCTCCGAAGACCGTCGCCTTGCCGAAGACCCAAGCGTCTCCGAAGACCGTCGCCTTGCCGAAGACCGCAGCCGAGCCGAAGACACGCGCATTCGGACCGACGTAGGCCGTATCTGCCACCGTAGCAGTGTCGGCCACCCACCCGCCGCCGTTAGGGTGTCGGTGCGCGGGGACCAGACCGTACCCGAAATCGTGCG